TGCGTGGCTTGGAGGTTGTCGGGGTCAGTGTAGCGCGCTCAGGCTGCTGCTCCAGCGTCGCACGTTCCTGCACCTGTGGCGCAAAGGCTGGGATGGCGTAGCCGCGGCTGATGAGGCTGATCGCCTGATCCATGGAGACGTCGATCACGTCGCCCACTGAGGGCCATGGCTGACCGTCATGCATCCCGTGTATCTGGTAGGTGAGTCTGATCTTCATCACGCCTCCACTAAATGGTGACGGGGAGCCGAGCCGAAGCCCGACTCCCCGCCAGCCAGCGTCATCCCGAAGGATTAGACGTTGGCACCCTTGAACGTCTTGACGGCGTTCGTGTCGATGAGGCCCGTCGCGCCGCGGAGGATACCGCGGTACGTGATCAACCCAGCGTTGAACGCATAGGAACGATCTGCCTCAATCGCTGGCGCGCCAGCGATGGCGGTGTAAACCGCAGAAAGGTCACCGAACGCGATGCTCAACGCTTCGTCGCCGTTGTCAGCCAGAGCGGCTGAGTAGACTGGGAAGCCGAGAATCGTGTCTGGGCGAGTCTGATCGCCCGGTACGAAGATCGGGCGGCTCGCGCCGTCCACGAGTCCCATGACCAACCCCAGCGTGGTGTCGTTCATGAGGAACCCGCGCTTAGCAGCACGTCGGTATTGCTGCTTCACCGAGTAAATGAGGCTTACTAGGTTCGCGTACGTTGGGTTCACTGCTGCACCCTGAACGCCAACCGTCGCAGCTGCAGCAACCGCAGGTGCAGCGACTGCACCGTGCGCGACCGCAAGCTCAGCAGCCAGTTTCTCCGTGGCCCATGAGGCTACGTCGAACATCTGGTCTTGAACAGTCTCGACTCCAACCTGAAGAAGGCTGGCGTACTTGACTGGCGTGAGGCTCAACGAAGAGTTGGTTCCGTCGGACTCGCCGATGTTGGAGCCTTCGTTCACTGCGGCTGCAGTACCAAGCGCGGTTGTGCGCGGGAGCGCAACCACGTTGCCCTTGGCAAGCTGAAGCACGGTCGTGATCGCAGGATCAACGAACGGGTTGACCTGACCAGCGGTGATCCAGAAACGGTCACCCTGCTCAACCTGCTGCGTGAAGGTCGACTTCGTGATGTCACGAAGCTCAACCTCACCACCCTCACGGGCGATGCGGCGCAGTTCAGCGGAGAGGTCACGCTTTGACTCAGCAGCCGGGGCGAAGGCGACAGCCTTCTCCGAGCGTGCAGCGTCAGCAGCGGCGCGGGCCTCTGCAGCGATCTTCTCTGAGGTGATGGCGGAGGCGACAACTGAAGCCTCCGACGTGAGGGCGTCAAAGCGAGCCTGAGCCTCAGCTGAAAGGGCTTCACCCTTCTCAGCGTGCTCTGCCACGATGCTCGATGCATCAGTGAGCAGCGCGGCGCGCTTTTCAGCCAGATTCTTAACGGTGTCCATGGTGGACTCCTTTTCGCTATCTGGGTTTACACAATACGCCGAGCCACCTATCCGATGCTCTCAATGATCAGCCGAGAGAACCGTGGCGCGTGGGCTAGTGGGAGTCTATCCCTTCAACTGCTCCAACCTGAGGCGGGCTGCCACAACTGTGTGGTGCTCGCCCTTTGGAGCAGTCGCTTCAATCACGGGCTCGGGTGCTGCGCCTAGCTTGGCGCGCACTGCGTCGAGCAGCGCCGTCTGATCAGCGTCAAGGGCGTTGCCAGCCTTGACTGCTTCTAGAGTTTCAACGAGAGCGTCGCCGTCCACGCCGATCTTGTGCGGCGCGATCTTGCGCACGGCGGTCAGCCCGAGCGTAGCCGGGTATGCAGGCGTATGGCCCGAGAGCGTGGAGACTTCGAGCAGCCCGATCTCAGTCAGCGTGCGGCTACCGTCTTCGTGCCACTGCTGCCCGTTCTTCGGAACCGTGAACCCGAACGACATGCCCATGGCTTTGGCTTCGTTGGTGAGCTTGCTGATGACGGCTGCGGCATCTGGATCTGATGGATCTAGTCGCGCCTCTACCTTGAGCCCGACGCTATCCTCAGTCAGCGTCAGTCGCCCGCTCGCGGTAGTCGCCAGCATACGGCCCTCATCGTGACCGTGCAGGAACTTGATGACGCGGCGCCCCTGCTCCGCCTGCTTGATCGCACGGCTGAACGCGCCGTTGGCGATGCGCTCGATGAACGGCAGCCCCTGAGACTCCGCGCCGAAGACGGCTGCGTATCCCGTGAAGGTCTTCTGCCCGTCTGCGCTTTCGGTGACGGTAAAATCACCGAGCGGTACTGCGCGCGTTTCATGCTCTCGTGCCATTGAGTTCTCCTCTTGCTGAGTGGTGTCGTTGATACTATCCGCCCAAGCCAGCACGCGATCTGCGCCGTTTGTGTCTACGGGATTCACGCCCCAGAGCAGTGCCGCCACGGCTCCCGGTGCTGGGAAGTCGGGATGCTCGGGGTCACTGTTCTGCGGTACGCCCTCCCAGTCGCGACGATGGCGACGAATCCACGCCGCCATGCGCATCACCTTCTCATCATCTACGCGGCCCTCTGCGAGCTGACGCGCCTCACGGATCGTCGCTGGCTGCAAGCCGTCGCCTCCGAGCCCGCCCTCATACGCCTCCAGCCCAGCCTTGGCTGCAGCCGCGATGTAGTTGGGGACGCTGACGATCGCGCGCTCTTCGTCTGTGATGAACTGCTCTGGCGTATAGGCTTCGATCCCCAAGCCCTGCGCCATGGCGCGCACGTCGGGATCGTTGTCGATCGCGTACTCCAGCTCTGAGCCGTACTGCTCCTTGAGCAGTCCGTACTTGTACTCCTTGAAGGCGAGCCCGGTAGCGAAGGCGCTGCCTTCGAAGTCGTTCAGATGAATCTCATCTACGCCAGCCACTCCGTACTCCTGTAGCCATGCGCGCGTTTCAGTGAGGCGGTCGATCTTGCGCGCGCTGACGATGATCACCTGAGTGTCGCCGCTCATGACCTTCTCGTTGAGCGCGTCGATCAGTGGCTGGTTTGGCTGCTCGTTCTCCAGCACCAGCGTGCCGTCTAGGTCGACGATGACGTATGACATTACGGCTGTGGCTCTTGCCCGACGGTGCCGATGTTCAGCGGCTGGCGGAAGGCGTCGCCCTCTGGCCCGACTGGTGGGCGGTCTTCCAACGTGCGCACTTCGTTGAGGCTCAGGAAACCATTGTTCAAAGCGATGGCGTACGCGTCGAAGCGTTCCTTGGTCAGCGGTCGCAGCATGCTGTCCACGTTGAACTTGATGAACGTGGTGTCGCCGACGATGAGCCGCTGGAGTCCAGCCTCAAGACGTGAGATGAGGCTGCCCAACCCAAGCATCAGCCACTCTCGTGAGACGATCTCCAGACTGTTGTATGACGAGTTCCCGCCGGGTAGCTGAAGCAGATGCAGCGGTACGCCGTACAGTCGGGCGATCGCTTGCGTGCCTGCTTCCATGTGCTCCACGATCGCAAGATCCGACGGCTTGAACGAGAGCGTCTTGAAGTCCGCGCCGCCCGTTAGAACCGCGATCTTGTGCATGTTACGAAGACCTTCGTGGCGTCGCCCAAACGATGCGCGCAGGCTCTCCGCCTGATCAGCAGTGAGCTCGCCCGGAACCGTAACTAGTCCAGAGACTGATGCTCCCTGCTGGAAAAACTTCGCCGCGTACTCTGTCGTTGCTGCAGCGAGCCCGAGCGTCACCTTGTGATGCTCCACTGGTGAGAGCCCGCGCAGATCTTCACCTACGCCGAACAGCGTGATGTGTACGCAATCCGCAGCGGTGAGGTCGATCGTGCCCGCCGTGGTCTTGACGCGGTAGAGCGGTGATCCATCCTCAGCGCGCAGGATGGTCACCTTGCGCGGATCAAGGAGGCGCACCTCCACGATGTCGGCGCCGTTGCGCAGCACCATGAGGAAGGCGTTCCCGTCGATAAGCAGGCTGGAGACGGTGCGATGCATGAGGTCGAACCGCGTGTAGTTCGGATTGTTCGGCACTGGGTTATCAAGCCAGTTTGGGCGAGTGACTGGGCGGCGCACTCCGCGCTCGCGCAAGAAAACGCCGACGGGCATGGAAGCCACAGTGTCGGCGTAAAGTTTCACGGCTGCATACAGAGCACCGATGCTCGTGGCGTTTTTCTCTGTGAGGTTGACGCCAGCCACGTCCATGTCTACGGGCCACATGCCCCCGACCTGTCGCTCTTCTGTCTGTCGTCCAAGGATGCGGTCAACGATTCCCATGCGACTCCTTACAACTCGATGAAGCTGACGGTTGCCCGTGGCTTCTCCGCAGGCGTTGCGCCTAGAGTAGCAGCACGCCCCCACGCCATGATCATCGCCACGCAGAGGTCGATCTTTTTCCCTGAGTCTTTCCCCTTGCGGATCTGCACCCCATAGCGAGTTTGGAACGGCGTCGCATTGGCGACGTGTCGGGCGAGCCGTGGATCAGCGTCATGCTTCAGGCGCCCGTTCACTACGGCGTCGTACAGCGCCGCCGTCGCTGGGGTCATTCTGGCGGGACTCTGGGGGTGCTCAACCACCGGGAGGCCCGCCTGCTCCCAGCGTTCCATGGTCGCCTGCCAGCGGAACGGGTCGCAGTTGATCTCCTTGACCGTGTACGTTTTGCAGAGTTCTTCCATGCGCATCTCCACCTCATCCACGGGGACGCGCCAGCTCAGGTCATCCAGCGGGCGCTCCCAGAGCCCGAGCACGAACACCGCGCCGTCTACGATCCGCACGCCCACGATCGCCGTCGAATCGTTGGAGAATGAACCGTCGAAGCCGATCACGATCGCGTCAGTCGGCTCCAGCGTGAGCGTCGGATCAGCGCATGCATCCCACGTCCCTGCTGGGAGATAGGGGCTGGTGGAGTACACCCAGCGACATAGTCGCTTAGTTTCGTACTCATGGCGCTGGATGGAGCGAGCTGCAGCGGCGAAGTCCTCAGGATCTAGGAAGTCGCCATAGGCGGGGTTGGCTGCCTTCGCCGCCTCAGGTGAGTCCCACTCCAGAT